GTCTACTGCACCTCTGCCCGGCCCGAAGGCCGATACAGAGTAAGTTCCCTAAGGGATCTCTGCTAACGCTCTCGCGCTGTTCGCCGTTACGACGGTGAACTCCAGGTCAGTTTTAGGTAGCCAGACTGACCGCGGCCGGAACGGCTCAAGTGCCCATCGGGAATGGGTTCGTCGGAGTTTAGACGAACCAGATGGAACTTGAGAAGAGCAGCTTCCCCCGGAATTTGATTTTCCGGGGATGGACTCTTGTACACATATCCTCTTACAAGGGGTTTGTGCAGTCGAGTACATTGCTTCTCGCCAAGATTTGGCAAGAAGGAGAATCTGCCCAACACAGACGACTCGCGTCCAACAACAGGAAAACGTCCGTTTAGGACCCTGTCGAGGAGCTTGTCTAGGTAAGCCGCAGTTTGCCACAAACCTCTCTCGTAAAAGAGGTTTCTAGTAGCAACTGTAGAGGCCACCTCCTGCGCGTCCCTCAGTGATGATGGTAGTACTCTTCTAACACGGATTGGTGTAACATCCATGCCGTCGTAGTAGTCTCCACCACAGGACTCTCGGAACTTTCCAACCGAGAAGCTCTTGGAATCATTGACCTTGAACCCGAAGGTCTCTAGTCGATTCCTCACTGAAGTAGCAAACTCTGCGGGGACAATAATGTCATCCCCGTAGATGCGCACGCGTCCTTCAAATTCATTGAGAAGGGCGCGCGTGACGGGTCGGTTGAGCTCCATGCCGATTGCGTCAAAGACTATCGTCGTGAAGACGAAAGCCTCGAACGGAAAGCACAAAGCTGAACCCATAGACGCGAACTTGGCTAGGCGTACAACGCCGTGACCAGGAACATCAGCCTTACGGGATCGAGAGGCATCAACGGCTTCCGCTAAATGCGGGAACCGCCTCAACATCTTCCTGACTAGCTGATTCGAGACGCGGTCGGATGCTTCACTCAAATCGAGTGTTGCTAGGCTCCCTGTTTGGGAACCGTGGCGAGCTAGTACCCTGTTGGGTTGCTGGTCGTCGAATCCGATCACACTGTGGAGGAGATCATCCTTTCGGTGTGCACGCATCAAACTGCGTAGAATCCCTTGCTGCACGTACTGCATGCAGGTCGGTTCGATCGCAATGATGCGCGGTGTCTTGAGCGTTTTAGGAACTGTGATGACCTTAACGGGTCGCTCAGCTCCGGGTTCGAGGAAATCAACACGTTCGAGGAGGTAGCGATACCTCCAAGATGGCATGGCCACTTCCCCGAAAGGAAGTATGGCTTCAAGCCGCTCAGTCCACTCCTTCTGGTCCCACTTGAGGTTTCCCTTCAAGCGGTCAGCGGTGGCACCTGGGCCGTGTTTCGGAATGATGTCTAGATTATAGACATCGAGGTCCGCCTTGGCGAACATATCCGAAAACAGCGCATCACTGGACCTCGTAAAGAGGTCCATATCGTGATCTGAGATCACGAGCTGTTTGAGATCCTGCTCACACGTGATGTACCCCTGGAAAGCCCGTTCAACACGGGCGGGGCTACAATCGACCAAAATCTTACTGAAAGCCAGCGTTAGCTGACGAACAGCAAAGATGGCGTCGACTGAAGGATCATCACGCAACTTACCATCGTGAGGTGTGAAGATAAGATGTAGGAAACCTCCAAGAAATTGGGGGAGACCTGCGCGCTTCTGAAAACTCAGAAACGAGTCGGCATCGACGAATCCTTGCGCGAGACTTTTTTGGAAGTCCGTTGCAAAATTCGACAGGGTTATCGTTAAGAAAGATAGCCCCTCATCTTCGCATCTCCTCGAGACTGTTTGAATGTCTCGAGTTGCGCATGTGCCACACCAACTAGCCAGTTCTTCGGCTAGCGTATTCCAGAGCATCATGAGGCTTTTCATCGTTCCTCCAATTAGGGGTAGCGAATCCGGAGTCTCGTGACTTCACCAGGCCAGGTAGGCCTAGTGCTCGTTCCTATTCCTACTCAGTTCTCGCCACCCAAAAGCTGGGTGGCGCGAGCGCCCGAGGACGCAGTCAGATAGGCCGTGAGGCCGTCAATGATCTGCTTCGCCTCGGCCACGCTGTAGCCCGTCACAGGCACATCAGCCGTCAAAAAGACGGTCATGCTGTGCTTGATGTTCGTGCTAGAAATCAGCGGGTCGGGAGCGATCTTGGAGTGCTCGAGGCGAACCGTGTGACGAATCCGTCGACCATTGGTATGATTGACGGAAAGCTTCACGGTGCCGTCGTCCTTTGTAAAGACGCCGGAGTTTTCGCCTGAAGAGGTACGCGGAAGCGTCTGAGCGACCGTTGCAATAGTAACGGTCTGTGGATCGGAAAATGCCATGAGACAATGCTCCTGTTTCTAGTGAGTGTTGTCAGCTGATTGCTGACTGCTTTAACGCAGTGGCTCAACGCTTGGTCAATCCAAGCGCTGCCAGGATCGACAGCTGATAGGCGTCAAGCCCATCAAAAGTAATCCCGAATCCAAAGGGATTTGCCCGTATCCGACGTTTAACCGTGGTTTTAACCACTGTCTGATACGGTCCGCTGCCCGCCTTGAATGACGTGGCGTAAACGGAGTGACGGTCAATGATGGTTGTCTTTTCCATCAAATAACCGTACCGCAAGATCTGACCATAGAGCGCAGCATTGCTCACATTGGAAAGTACATCTCCAGTGTTTGCAAACCAGTCCGTGGCCCAGCTCCAGGGTGTCAGGTTCCATAAGACATCAGGTGTTAGACCGGTCCCGTAAAGGTGATCGTACATCTGATATGCGGACACCACTTTGCCCAACTGAGTATCCGTTGAAGGCATGTGGTAGGTAAATCCGCCCGCGAACCACGTTTTAGTTGTGGTTTCGCGATGGACCCTGTGGTACCCTGAGAAGTCTCCTGGCCAATAAGTCCCGTGCAACGATGCACTGCCGCGAATGTTAACGGCAGGATTGTTGTCCTGGTTATTGATCAGGTACTCAGACTTCTCAAGAAGTGGGAATTCATACCGTCTACGGACGGTACGACCCGAGTCGCGCTTGAGCTGATGCATGATCTTCGCCGCATTCTTGTAAGAATTGACGAGGGCCTTGACATCAGAAACAAGTGGTACCCAACCGAACTGAGCATTAAGATACTCAGAACCCGCTCCTTTTGTAATCTTGGAACGGTCACGCCACGTCGAGACACCAGCCATGGCCGGAAGGCCATCTTTGAGTGTCTCTGAAATTGACGTAAGCGCTTCGGCTTGGGAATCGACCGGGGAGCAACGCGCGATCGCAGTCGCACCAAGGGCATTCAGTTCATGAATGCTTCTCAGGTTGACTTCGTCTTCTCGCAACGCTCTGGCAGAAGTTGGAAATAGGGGTCCAGTATAGTTTCGCTGAACTCCTCCCGACTCCTTGATCACCGTATTTGGGTGACTCATGTGGACGATCTCACTCTTAAAAGTGTGAAAGTCGCCGCCCACATCCTGATCAGTTTTCCCTAGTAGGGAAACCTGATGCCCTTCCGACACAGTTCTCTGTGTCCCCGACATATCACCAGGATCGTACTGATTCTGGTAAGTTGTACCGTCGATTACGAGCTGACTACTTCCCGGATAAAACTTCGGGAGAGTACGCTTTCGGATCGACACGTCGGACATCTTGAAACTCCTCTGGAAGAAAGCTTCGAGAAAGAGAATCTCTCTCGAAGTGGTGTGCACTGCGTTGGACCCACCCTTAGGGGGTGGG